CGACATGCAGCACCCCTGACACGGTGAAAGTCAGCCATTCGCCGAACTCCTCGAGGCAGGCGGTATTGAGATTCGTGGTATCCATCACTTCAGCTTCAGTCGGCGTGCGACTTGCTTGTCTAGCTCTTCCGTGAACCAGGGACCGACCATGCTCTGGACCCGCGCGGCAATGACCGGCGCAACCGGCGCGGCTACCCGTTCATCCATGATGGGTTGCTTGACCTTGCCGATGAAATTTCCTTTCTTCATGGCGCGCCTGGCGCCTTCGCGTCGAAAAATGCCCAGATGCCCGGTCCAAAGCCGAGCAAGGAAGCTGCCTGGGAACAGGTAACTGCGAGCACGAGCACCCCAGTCCTCCTGTTTGAGCTGGCCCAGGTAACTGGCCTTGACCGGGTTGTAGCCCAGCCAGACCAGCCCTGTGCCCAAAGGCATGTTCTTGGCGGTTTTCACGCGAAACACCGACCATAGTTTTCTGGGAATATCGGTTTCGCTGGAAATCTGCCGTTCGATCTCGCGCTCGGCCTTGCGCGCCACTGCCTTCACGGCGGAGCGCGCTGCCCGATTCAGCAAATCTGGTGCTGCGTTGTACTGCGCCAGATTGCCGTCGAGATCGGTGACAGAGATCTTGATCACGGTCGGTGATTAAGCGACGGTGCCAGCAACGCCAGTGAAGATGACATCGAAGCTGGTGACTCCGTTGCCTGCCGCTTCGGCAGCCACAGCCGCTGCGCCAGTGACATCGCCGGTGGCCGGAGTCGCGGCGTTGTCATCGAATGCGCCCGCAGATACATCCCAGGTCAGGCTTTCACCTTGGGCAATGACTGCACCGGAGACCTTGGGGACGGTGTAAACGCCCTTGATCGCGACGCTGCCGGTTTCGCCATTGGCGATATCGACCAGGGCCACGCCCAGAATCTGGCCGATCTTGACCACGGCACCGGCAGAGATGTTTGACCCGGCGATGTACTGGATGACCTCGCCTTCTTGTACGTAATTAGTAGCCATGTGAATTCCTCAGTTGGAGTGGGCGGCCGGAGACGCCCGAGTAAATCAAGCGGTGCCGGCGTTGGTGACGGCGCCACGGTAATCAATGGCGGAGACACCGAAGTCGAGGCGCACCTTCCAGGCCGCGCCATCCACGTCGAAGCCGTCCTTCATTTCCAGGTACGGGGTCTGATTGCCGTCAAGGAACGAGACCTCGATGACCGGTGCCAGCATCGGGTTGGCAAACACATAACGGCGAGTGCCGCTGATGCGCTGGCTATCCACGATGTCGCTGAACAGGCCGTTGACCATGTTCGGCTTCTGCAGCTTATTGGCGGTGTCGGGGTCATACACCGCCGCATTGATGGTGCGTGCGGTGCCACCAAGCGCGATCGGGACCAGCAACACATCGGGGCGCAGGTCGAGGTAATCGTTACCACCCACATCCATCTGCAGTGCCATGGCAACGCGGTCGGCATCGATGGCCGCCATGCTCAATGCGGCAGCGGTGCTGATGTTGCTGTGATTAGCGTGGAACAGCGTGTAGCCATCAGCCATGGTCGGGCCAAGGCCAGAGTTCTCAGCCAGTAGGCTGTAAACCGCCGCTTCGATAGTGCGGGCAGCGGCGCGGCCCAGGCTGGCTGACAGACCAATGAAGGCGCCAAGGTCATCATTGATGATGGCCTGACGCGACAGGTTGATGATGTTGCCCTTGGTGTCGACTTGGACACTGGACTTCTCGCCATCCGGGATAGTCTTGTTACGGAACTCACCCAGCTCGTTGACGCTTTCCAGATTGGAAAGGCTGCCGACGCGATAGCGGTTGTGCGCGCGGAAGTCAGACACGCTGCCCGTGGCGCAGAAGCGGTTCCAGGTCAGTGCCGTGGTGCCGTAAGCCGCCTGCAGGGCCTTGTGCATGGTGTTTTCTAGCAGTACCGGGAAATCACTGGTGCTCTGCGTGAAGGCGGCGCCGACCAGTTGTAGCTGGCTCATGCCTTCGGTCTTGATGCCGGCCCGCTCAAGGCTGGCCCGGGCGATATCGGTCAGGCGAGAGCCGCGGAAGGGGTTCTGGCCAATTTCGGCGCGAACCTTGGCATCTTTCTCGATGCCGGCACGGACCAGAATGGCTTCGGAGGCCGCCGCGCGGAATTTATCGGCGGAATCTTCGCCGGCCTCGATGCGGGGGCTTTTGGCGATGGGTTCAGCGCCTTCGGCCAGCTTTGCAAGCAATTTTGCGGAGACGGTATCCAGAGGCATGGACGGATCGTCCAGGCATTCAGCTTCCAGTTCGCTCATGCCTTCGCGGCCCGCAAAGGGCTTGAACATATTGCGAATTTCGGTGGTACGGGCCTTGATCGTTTCAAAAGCCTTGGCTTGCGCGGCGGCTTCAATGCTAGCGACGTTGACGGGTGCAGGGTTTTCCGCGCCCTTGGGGGTTTCGGTGGTCATTGGAGACTCCTTCTGTGGTTGAGGCGCGGACGCCTGAAAATGGGTACTTGCCAGCGTTGCCATAGTTGGCTTGCTGGTAAAGCGATTGGATAAATAGGAAGCGGCAACGGGCATGTCGTCGCGAATGCTGGTGGCAAAGCCAGCGGCCTCGGCTTCTGTGGCGGTATAAAAGTGATCTTCGCCATCGGTCAGCAAGGCTTTAATCTCGGCATCCGTCAGGGATGAGCGGGTATAGGCGCTGGCCATGGCGTCGGCATACTTGTCGAGAACGTCAGCCGTTGCCCTCAAATCTTTGGCATTTCCTTGTGCAAATCCCCACGGTGCGTGCACCATGTAGAGCGCATTGGCTGCCATTTCGCGGGTGTCGCCGGCCATCGCAATCAGCGACGCAATCGACATCGCTACACCCTCGACAGATGTGGTGACTTTGGCGGTCTGGGCATGCCGGCGGATGGCGTTGTAAATGGCCAAGCCATCAGAGACGGAGCCACCGTAACTGTTGATACGCACGGTCAGATCGCGTCCAGCCAGCGGCTTCAGTTCCTTGGTGATCGATTTGGCAGTGATGGACTCTTCGGCCCACCATTTCTCGCCAATGTCGCCAAAGATTTCCAGTTCAGCCAGGTTGCTGTCGGCTTCTGCCTTGATGGAGTACCAGGACTGGCCGTTATGTGAATCTTGAGATGTCGTCATGCAGACCTCGGGAGCGCTCTAGGCGCGTCTGGGTTATCGGTTTGGTCACCAGCACTGGCGACTGACTGGTTACTGTTTTGGCCCAACGCCAGCTTGACGCCCTTTTCTTCTGCCAATCGGCGCCAGCGCGATTCCTGCTCCAGCACATCCATCGGGTTCATTCCGCGCTTGCGGATGATTTCCGGTCCACTGGCATGGCCATTGGCTTCCAGCGTTTCCCAGGCATTGGCTTCCTTGGCCGGGTCAATCCACGGCATTTGCGGGCCGAGATACAGCGCGTCATTGAGAGTGTCGGGATTAATGCCTGCCGGAACGGTAATTTGCCGGGAGGCAATAGCGGTGCTGATAAACCGCTGATAAACCGGACGGACGAACTGGGAGATAAACTCGGAGGTCATCACGCCATACAGCCCCCAGCCCTCGACCAGTTCCTGCCGCTGGGCGGAATAGGTGCCGTCGTAGCGTTTGGAAAGGCTGGAGAAAGTGGTGCCGATGCCAGAGGCAACGGCGCGCAACTGACCTGCACGAAAGTCTTCTAGTTGCGGGTTCGGGCGGTTGCTGTCGATCAGGCCGATTTCCTCGCCAGGGAGGAGGTCGTCAAAGATCATGCCGGGACGGAAGCGCAGATCACGCGGCTCGCCATCAGGATTGGCGTCATAGAAGTCAGGGCTGCCCTTGCGGATAAAGGCGGCCATGGACGCGGCGACCTTGGCGGCGATGCGCTCGGACTCTTCATAATCCTTGATGTCGTCCAGGCGCGCCAGGACCGCGGCAAAGATGCTGACGCCACGCGCCTGCCGGATACGGTCAGCCAGCTTGATGTGCAGCATGCGCGAGGCGGCGACCCGCTTCACGTCGCTGGCCATGGTCAGAAAACCCGATAAACCGGCATCACCGGGATGGGTCTTGTAAACGTGATAAGCGACCGGGCGACCCCATGCATTGCGCTCGACGCCCGCCGTAATCGTCGGTGCGGTGCTGTTGAAATCCCAGGGCAGATGATCGGCTTCGATGGCTTCAAGCGACAGTGGCACGCGGGTGCCGTGATCCAGCAGTGGGACCGGGCCTTCTAGGATCTGTGCGAGGCATTCGCCATCACGCAGCCAGGATCGGCACACCTGACGCTGCAAACCGGCCCAATCAACCGACCAGGTGACTTCCGGCTTTTCGCACCAGTCGCGCCACAGACTCAAGATCTGCGCCGCCATGTCGTCATCAATCTCACCCGCGCTGTTACGCGGCTGCGGTTCGATGCCGATGCCGTGCGGGCCGACGATGTTAGCCACCAGGCATTGCAGCGCACCCCGGGCGAGATCGTGGTTCTGTTCCAGATGACGGGCCTGTTCGCGCAAACTGGAGCCGGCGCGCAGCACGGCGGTATCGCCGCTGCCGGTTTCCCGGCGCTGTTTGCGCAGCTTGTCCAGCTTGGCGGCCTCGTAATAGGCCAGCACCTTGCGCGCTTGCGCCCGACGCAGTGCGCGCTCAGGGGAAATGGCAGCAATGGCGCGGTCCAGTAGGCTAGTCACTGAAGGTGGCCTGCTGGAAGCGCGGATAGGTTCTGGTAGGATTGGCTTGCGAAGCCAGTACGGAGGCGACATGTGCCCGCGCCTTGATCAGCTCATCCGTCGAGCGATAGGTGACCTGGCGATCGGCGATGCGCACGGTCAGCTTTGCTTCCGTGATCGCTGTATCGAGGGTGTCGAGATCGGTTTGGGTGTACGCCATGGAGACGTACTATCCGGCAACTGTCACCGCAAAATAAGGGAGAAAATGCGACAGCGTCACAAAACCCAATCATCCCGGCCTAAGCCGGTTGACTGGCGTTTGACGATGCGTCTGACGGTTTCGTGATGTACTCCAACCTTGCGCGCAGCTTCGCGATAGCTTGCACCTTGGCTAACAGCTTCCACGATGACTGTATCCCGGCCTGGTCGATACGCCTGCGGCATCCAATGTTTAGTCCCACCCCAATACGCGCAGAGTTCTGCGCAATACTTGTGAATGGTGGCATTGCCGTTGGCTGGCGTTACTCCGTGATCGGACAAGGCGCGCGCCATTGCCAGAGCAAACG